GGGTGAAAGTGTTCCTTACTATGCTAGTAAGAATCTTCAAAAAAGAATACACGATTCCATGCGCGAAATGGATTGTTTCCGCTTAATTGGGGGTCCCTTGGATCCAACGATGCTATATGATCTTCGTAAGAACCACGTCACTACGAATGATGACCTTTACTGGTTGTCAATTGATTATAGCGCTGCAACTGATAACCTTAGTGCAAAGTTGAGTCGTCGCATCATGGACGAACTCTTAGTTGATTGTGATCAACAACAGCGAGAAGTGTACCTTAGTGTTCTCGCTCCCCACTGGTGTGAATACCCTCTAATTCTGGGTCATGAAAAGATTCCACCAGTCCAGCAAACGAACGGACAGCTTATGGGTTCCATACTGTCTTTTCCGATCCTATGCTTGGCAAACCTCGGTCTTTATCTGTGGAACATCATGGATGATCCGAGGTCCCTCCGACAGAAGCTCTCTGGCGTTCTTGTTAATGGAGATGACATGTTGTATTGTGGTCCCAAGGACTCATACTTAAGTCATATCGACAAGGGCAACAGGGCTGGCTTAGTCATGTCACCTGGGAAAGCATACCTTCATAGGAAGTATGCAAATGCGAACAGCGCCTGTTACCACTACGATCTCACTGTTGAGAATAGTACACCTAAGTACATTCCATTTCTCAACGTTGGACTCTATTTCGGACAATCGAAAGTCCTGGGCGATGATGAAGAGAAATTCTCATTGTCCACGACGATCAACCGTCTATTACAGGGATCCATTAGTGAGGAGAAGTCAATCAAACTTCTCAGTTCTTTTCTCTCAAGACATTCCAGCTCGATAGCTGAGGAATGTGAGGGCCGGAACCTCTTCTTACCTGTGTCCTTAGGGGGACTTGGTGTTCATAAACCGGATGGTTTTAAAACACGAGTTACCTTCGGACAGAGAGTCTTAGCAAGTTACTTAGCAGACAGACCCTACATCATTCCTGATGTAAGACCTGCCGAGTGCCCAGATATTGCTGAGGCTCCTGTCGAACTTAAGGCACCTTGGTTGATGAGGAAAGATCCAGATCGAGAACCATTGTACCGAAAAATCCTTGGACTTAAGGATGTAAAGTACAGTCGTAAAAACGCTGTTGTACCTCAGTGGCTTGGAGGGAGTGTGAGATTAATTAATTCTCATTTCCTTGCTGTAGGAATCCGCCGTGGGGCTCCAAAATTAGGTTTCTTAGGATCAACTACGAGTTATCCTAAAGCTACCGACTTCCGCCGTGAAATCTTTTCTGAAAGATTCGCGTCTACACTTGAAGCGTGTGATACTAGTGATAAGCAAACCAATGTCATTTACTATCACCCGGAGTGGGAGGATCTCTCCCTTGATCTCTCTAATCAATGGGGACAGTTCACCAATGATCTGTCCTTCGCATTTGACGTAGAGTTCATCGGAGATGATGAATGGTACGATTTTATCCATAAATCTAAACCAGATACCCGCTTTAAGACTTCTTATTCTATCCGAGAAAAGAATCTACTCCGTGTAGGAGATCCAGCACGCTATCAACGCTACTGGGGGAAGATCGTAATCTAATGATCACAATCAATAGGTCTTGAGAAACATAGACCTTCATAAAGAGAATCGTACGCCATCCTGACGTACTCCCTGGGGTTACCTAAATTAAACGATCCAAAACGGTTCCAAATGCCGTACTAAGGGATTCGTGTTACAGATAACAAACATTGCAACGGGCGGTGGCTAGTCCTGACTTTTAGTGTCAGTACGTTAAGACCGCACTTCGGGCTGAAATCCGTCGATGGGCCCGTCCGCTTTGTTACCTACCTCACCGCCAACACGTTAAGACTAAAACTTACTGTTGGTATGTAAGAGTGAGATGGTTAGTTGTCGTTATCCCAGCGTTTTCCGGAATTTGTCGAGAGACTGCACGGACCGATCGGGCGCAACGCCTGGTGTTGGGTAATGAACAGTCCGCCTTCATTCATGTGGTGGATCCCATAGGACATGAATAACAACAACAACAAACCAAAGAAGGCTGCTCCAAAGTCTTCGTCGAAAGGAAAGCAGAGAGCGTCTGCTTCTTCGACCAAAGCTCGTAAGAGCAAGAGCAAATCCACAGCTGGTACTTCCAACGCCAGTGCTGATGGCAACCGACGCGGTGGTGCAAGCATTACCTGTGAACGTGGACGCATCAGGATCAAGCATAGAGAGCTTGTTGCAGTGGTCTCATCCCTTGATGGCCAACTGACATATCAGAAGTTTCTTCTGAACCCTGGGAATCGTTACCTGTTTCCTTGGTTGTCCAAGATCTCTGTGGCATACGAGAACTATCGTTTCAAGGACCTGAACCTGGTCTATAGAACTCGTGTCCCAACCACTGTCCCCGGAACTATGTTGTTCTGTGTGGACCCTGATCCTACCGATGAAGCACCTGCCACGTTCTTTGAGTTCGCGGGCTTCCAGTCCATGAAGGAGGCACCTGTGTGGCAGAACCTGTCCACCCACATCACCTCTAGGGAAATGAACAACATTGGACCCGACAAGTTCATTGATCATTCACTTTCGGAGACAGTTCCGGACGCGACCAAGCACTCAGGAAGAGTTTATGTCGCTGCCGAAACGTCGGGGGGGTTCGCCCCTTCCGTCGCTCTACCAATAGGGCATCTCTGGATCGAGTATGACGTTGAGTTGTACAACCCTAGCTCAGAGGAGACGAGGGAGCCAGCGGTAAATGGACTTGTGACTGGCTCGGCCACCAATTTCGTTATTACCTCTCCCCCTCCTCCTGGGATGTTTGTCGAATCCGAATGGGCAATCAACACTGGTCTTTACCAAGGGATTAAGTTCAACAAGCCTGGAGTTTTCCATGTGACTTGGAATCCTATTGTAACGGGTGGTGGTACCGTAGCCAACCCTTGGATGAACTGGATTCAGATCGGTGGCCTCGCTGGAACCAACCCTGCACCATTGGTTGATTTCACTCTAGGGGGTGCAGCCCTAGCTGGCAACTATTGCGCCTTTGTGGTCGAAGTTGTCCAGACAAACGAGGTTCTCAACTTCTATGGTACGTTCTCAGGAACTATCACTCAAGTTGATTCCGTGATCACTGCTGCCCGGCTAGGCCCCAGTCAGTTTCACGCTTGGTAAACTGTGGTATAGTGTTTCTGGATTGCACTTGATGTATCCAGGGTCCTCCTGTCTGAGGTTCCTCACTAGTCAAATGACCCCGGTTGTTCCGGATTACCAAAACACGTAGAGATGGTCCCCTCTTCGTAACCAAAATGACTCCGCACGACGCGGTAAATCGTCGCTCATAACGAAATTTTATGACACTAAATCTAGCCAGTGTAAGGGCTTATGGGGGTGACCTGCTGATATCGAAAGAAAATTCAGCGGTGCCAGAACTACGCAAGAGATTGAAAGCTAGGCATGAATTTAGCCGTTGCACATACCTCTTGGTAGTCGACTTAGGTCTACTGAAAGGGTAGAGTACGATACAGATGAGAAATCATCTGAACCGTACTTCATCCTTTCGGACTGATACAGTCGTTTGTCTGACACTAGTGCCAAATCTTATGGGAGAGTTATTCCCTCCTTAAGGCCAAATAGTGTTGTTACAATGACCTCTTCCTGCTTGCAGTTACGTTACTTGTACATACAAACCCTACCTCCCTACAGAGTGATTCTCTTAGGTTCAGAATACAATTTATAGGCTTCCCCTTCATCAGGGGGTCCGTCGTTTTCCAACGGATG